CCGCTGAACCAGTCTTTGATGCTTCCCCATATGCTCTTGAGGCCCTCCCACAGGGAGAGCATGAGGGCCTTGCCCGCCTCGGCCAGGTCGAAGGAGGCCCAGGTGTCGGCGATCCATTTCCAGAGCCCGCTCAGGAACTCTTTGATTTGGTCCCAATGCTTGATGATCAGGGCCACGGCCGCGGCGGCCGCGCCTACGGGGCCAAAGAAGATGGCGGCGATCGCGCCAAGGGCGAGGATGATTACGTCACCCCAGTCTTTCCAGTACTGCTTCCACCAGGCCATGATCTCGTCCCAATAGATCCACAAAGCCGCAGCGGCCGCGATCAGGGCCACGATGGCAACAACGATCCAGGTGAAGGGGTTTAGCAAGGTGGCTTTGTTGAAGACCATCATGGCTACTGCGGCCGCCGTAATGGCGGCGGTAAGGACGCCGAGGCCGGCGGCGACTGTAAGGGCGCCTTTAACCCAGCCGGGGTGTTGTTTTATCCAGCCCTGCAAGGCGATGGCGAGGGGTCTAATCCTGGCCAGCAATGTCTTGACGTGGGGGGATAAGGACTCACCGATTGCATCGGCCACGTTGCCGACCCAGTGGGATAGAATTTTGAACCCTTCGGCCAGACCCACGTTTTGATCCTTGGCCATCAGCACATGCCGGTTGCCCCAGACCATCTCCTGGTTGGTGCGGGCCAGCTCCTTGCGGAAGCCTTCCTGCTTGCCCCAGAGGGCGTCGATGACCGCCAGGGCCTCGTCGGAGCCGAAGGCCTCCTTGATCTGCTGCTTTTCGATGGCGTCCAGGGTGTCGCCGTACTTCTTGCGCAGGAGGTCGAGGATCTCCGGCAGGGAGCGCATCTGCTTCTTGGCGTTGAGGAAGGGCAGGCCCAGGGTCTTGCCCGCCTTGCCCACGTTGAGCGCGAAGGCCTTGGCCGCGGTGCCGGCCTCGGCACCCTTCATGGTGGCCTGCAACGAGCCCAGGAGCACGAGCTGTTCGGCCAGGGGCACGTTGGCGGCGGACAGGGACCCCCGGGTGGACTCTATGGCCTGCTGGATGGCCGGGCCGTTGGTCTTGAAGCCCTGCACCGTGGCGGCCAGGCCGGCGGCGAAGCGCTGGGCGAACGCGCTGTCGCTCAAGCCCTCGAACTGGCTCTTGTACATGCCGTAGGCGGTGGCGAACAGGTTGGTCATCTGGCCCACGGTGGCCTTGGTGGCTTGGGCGGTGATGCCGGCCAGGCGGGTGACGTCGGCCACGCCCTCGTCGCTCAGGCTGCTGATGCCGCTCTTGATGTCGTAGGCCGCCTGCAGGAACTCCGATTTGCTGGCGCCGGCCCACACGTTGGAAAAGTTGCGCCCCGCCGCCTCCAGGGCCTTCAGGTTCTTGATGCCCACCGAGGCCAGGCTGCCCAGGGCGGTTTCGGTCTGGGCCCGGTAGCCCAGGCTAACCGCGGCCACCCCGGCGCTGATGGCGGTCAGGTACTTGCCCGCCGTGCCAATGCCGCGCACCGCGCTGGTCACGTTGCGGCGGGACTCGCGGTCCATGGCCCGGTAGCGCTGTTGGATGTAGCGCATGGGGCCGGAGGCCTTGTCGATGGCCTTGATGATGATGGCGGCGGTGGAGGGCAACTAGGGCTCCATTTGGGCGTTGAGCCACGCCGCCCCCTCCAGCCAAAACCGGAGGCGGTCGACGGGCATCTCCCAGAGGTCGCTTTCGTTGAAGTTGAAGTGGGCGGCTACTGACCAGATTTGCTCGCGCCAATCCCCTCCAGGGATAAGCCGAAAAAACCCAGCACCACCTTGCCGACCCTGGCGGCGTCGGAGATGGACAGCTCTCCGGCCTCGCGCTCGGTGAGGTTGCAGAGCACCCGGATGCCCTTGGCCACGGCCTTGGGCAGGTTGCTCAGCTCGACGCTGCCGGTTTCGGGGTTGCCGGCCAGGCGCAGGTCGTCCAGGGCGGCCAGGTGTTTGAGCTTGGGCACCTGGACGGTGAGCTCGCCGGTCTCCTCGCCGCCCATCATGATGGGCTCGGTGAGCTTGACGGTCACCGGCTCGGTGGGGGCTTGCTTGTCGCTCATGGTTCAGGCCTTTCTAGGAGCCGGAGTTGGCGCCGATCTTCTTCCAGGAGGGGCCGGCGAAGGCCACGGACACCCGGCCGTCCTTGCCCATGTCGCCCACGCTCTTGCACCAGGCGTTGGCCAGGACGTAGGTGTGGCCGGCGTCGGTCTCCACCTGCACGGTGGCGTCGTCGATCTCGCCCAGGGCGCCCACGTCGTAGCCGGCCTTGACCGCGACGGTGGTCTCGATGGAGGGCTCCACCGCCTTTTCGCGGAAGCCCAGGGGACCGTCGGGGCCCATCTCGGTTTCGCGCTCCACCCCGGCCAGGCCCTTGACGGTGTGCTCGCCCTCGGAGGAGATGGGCAGCAGCTCGCCGCCCACCCGGACGTAGAGCTTGCCCACGATTTTGCGGGAGTTGGTTTCTGCCATGGCTTTGCCTCCTTACAGGCGGTACTGGATTTGGGCGGCGAAGATGCGGAACTGGCCGACCAGGTCGGGGGGCAGCAGGGCGTTGACCCGGTTCTTGTCGCCCGCGTCGCGCTCCACCAGGAGGTCGTTCTCGAACTGGGCCAGGTTTTCCACGATGCCCTCGCGCTCCATCTGGGTGAACAGGGCCACGATCTCCGCGCGCAGGTCCTTGGGGCGCACGATGGCCTGCCCGGCGCTGACCACGGCGTTGTCGTCGGCCAGCTTGTGGCGGGGGTAGACGTTGGTGATCCGCGCCCGCACCTGGGTGCGGATGTAGATCAGGGTCATGATGGTGTTCACGTCCAGGTAGCTGGGGTCGGCCACGCCCAGGGCGTTGGTTTGGTAGGTGGTGATGAGCCGCTCGATCATGCAGTCGCCGCCGTCGTCCACGATGAAAGTGCTCACGCCGTCGTAGAGCAGGGTGTCGCGCTCGGACTGGCTGAAACGGTCGGCCAGCACCGGGGGCAGCACGCCTTGGAGCTTCAGGGTCTGCAGCGGGCGGGCGGGGTCGATGTTGTAGTAGTAGGCCGCGATGCCGGCCACGGCGGCGGCCCATGCCTCCACCAGGCTGGGGCTCTTGCCCGCGCCCATGATGGTGACGTGCTTGCTGTTGCGGGTGTTGCCCAGAGTGGCCAGGGTGGCGCTGGTGCCCACGGCGGCCACGAAGCAATGCCCGGCCATCTGCTGCAGGGGGCCCCAGCGGTCGTCCAGTTCATCCTCCATGGCCGAGAGGTTGGTGGCGTCGATGAAGGGCATGACGATGTAGTGGAACTGGTCGTCGGGCAAAATCGCGATGGCGTCGGCCACCTCCGGGTTGCCCGAGCCGTCGGCCATGGCGGTGATGGCGCAGGCGATACCGGCCGGGGTCTTCTCGTCCCACTGGTAGTTGAGGCGCAGGTCGATGTAGTTGCCCACCTCGCCCTTGTGGCGCGCCGTCAGGGTGACCGTGCCGGTGTCGGCGGTGGCGGTGACGGGCAGCTCGCTCTCGGCGTTGATGGCCGCGGCGATGGCGTCGCCCACATCGGTGGCGGTGTCGCCCGAGGCCACGGACACGCGCACCCGGGAGCCCCCGATGTAGAGATTCAGGGTGCCCGCTCCGGTGGCCGGGCCGGTGAAAGCCAGGGTGCCGGTGGCGGCGTTGCCGGCGCCGGCGTCGTCCAGGGCGATGGCGTACATCTGGGTATAGGGATTGTTGGCCCGCGCTAACTTGCACATGCGGGCCAGCATGGAGCCCAGGCCGAACTGGCGGTCCGCCTCGGCGTCGGAGACGATGAGCACCAGCTCCTCGGCGGCGGTCTCGCCGGTGGACAGGCGCTGGCCGATGAGCAGCAGTTTCTGCTCGATGCCCAGCAGGCCGGACAGGGCCCGGGAGTTGTCGATCTCCACGTAGGTGCCGGGGGTGCGGAGAGTGATGGGGATCTCGTTAAAGCTGATGGGCATGGCTTAATCCTCCTGGGCCTGAGGCGCGCGCTTGCGCGGCGGCTGCCCTTTGGTGACGTCGCCGTCGCGCAGGCGGCGTCGCCAGTAAGTGGTCATGGACTTGATGGCGCCCTCGGCGGGCAGGGGCTCATAGGTCACCGGGTCGAGCACCCGGAGCCCCGGGGCGGGGACCAGATAGACTTGCTCGGGCATGGGCTATTCCTCCGGGCCGGGGAGCTCCACGTCGTCGGTGGCGTCGACAACGC